GGTGATGCTCCTGCTTTAACAGATGAGCAAACTTCTCAAAATACAGCTGGTACTCATAGATGGGTATATAACTGGAATGAGTCTGGTCAATCTTGGGATATTGAAAATACATTAGCTTAATCCACTTGACATTTTAATTAGAGTTAATTACATACTAGATAGGTATGCAAAAGAAAGTATTAACAGAAGTTGATCTTTATACAGGTGAAATTCAAATGCCTAAAGGCTTTGATATTGATCGTGATAAAATAAGAAACGACATCATAGAATCTTACGTTAAACAAAACAGAGTTAACACTAATCCTCAAGCTTATGCTTTTGATGATTATGTAGTTTCTTTTTCTCAACCTTTACAATGGCTGCAAGATTACGTTAGAGATCATTGGAGAGTTGAATATGGCTATAGTTTAGTTCATAAAAATATGCACGGTAATGTTATGCATCCTAAAGAAAAGTCTTGGACAAGAAATCAAGTTGAGCCTGTTGATTTACGTAACTCACCAGACTATACATTTATTTATGGTGTTGATGTTAAAGAGGGTTCTTCAGAATGTATTATTGAATACGATGATAACAGAAGAAAAAATAGAACTTGGCATCTACCTATAAAAGATAATCACTTTATAATGTTTCCAGCTACTAATAAATATTCTTTTTCACCAAATACTTCTAATGGCTTAAATATAATTTTAACTATTAACTATGAATATATCTAATTACTACTGGTATTTTGAATCTGCAATACCCCCAAGGATTTGTGATCTTATTGTTAAGTATGGTAAGTCAGAAAAAGAAAGAGAAATTATGGCTATCACAGGTGGTTATGGTAGAGATAGAGATTTAACTAAACAACCTCTTACTAAAGAAGAAGTAAAAGATTTACAAAAGAAAA